AGATCATGGTATCGGTGTTGCTTCCGGTGACATCTGCGCCGCCGTCGCTGAACTTGACCGTCGGCAGGCTAAACGAGTAGCCCTTGCTGTTGGCGTCGATCAGCGCGAACCAGATAGCCCCCTCGGTGTTGTTGGCGTAGCTCTGCAGCTCGGTGAAGTCCTCAAAGTAGCTGTCGAAGCTGCCCGTGACGTTGAACTCCCCCTGCCGCATGGACTGCGCGCCCAGCTTGCCCAGCTCGGTGCGCGCCGCGACGTTGTTGTTGATGTTCAGCGTGATCTGCTTGGCGGCGAACTCCGAGCCGGCGCTGCGGATCTCGGGCACGCTCAGGCTGTCGAGAACCGGGTGATCGGTCGCGTCGACGTAGGTGGCGCTGGCGATGAACTGGTCCGTCGTGCCCGTGTTGCTGGTGACGAACGTGCTGTTGGCCGCCTCGAAGGTGAACGTGCCCGTCACGATCGCCTCGTCGGCGATGGTCAGGTCCAGCGTGTTGATGACGCAGCCCGTGAAGACCTGCGCGATCTGCAGGTCTAGGCGCGCGATCTCGATCGTGAACGAGTCCTCGACCGTGCCGTTCACCCGCCGCGCGGCGCGCGTGACCGTGATGCCCGTGTCGGCCGCTAGGTTCGCGTCGGCCTCAACGGTGATGTCCACAGTCGTCTTGGCCGTCACCTTGTAGTATCCGGCGTTGGTCCCGCTGACGTGGACGATGTCGCCGACGTCGACGTCAGCGTTGCTCGAGCCGCCCACGTCCACGGTGATGACCTTGTCGCTGCCGCCCGTGCTGCCGCTGCTGCCCGTCGCCACAGCAGTCTCGGCGCTGCACATCGTCGCGCCGAGCAGCTGCTCGATGGCCTCGCCGGTCGGCGAGAACATCAGCTCGAACGGCGTCTGACCGCCGGCCGCCTTGGACAAGCGCACCAGCTCTTCGACGTTGCGGTCGGCGTTGATGATGTTGCTCTGCGTGTAGCCGACCCGGTCGCGCAGCGACTGGCCGGTGACTGGCAGAACCTGGTAGTTCTGGGAGCCGCTCGGCGTAGTGCCAAAGGTCGACTCCTTCAGAATAGAGACGCGGAGGCGGTTGCTGTCGCTCATGTGACTATGTCGGCTCGGAAAGGGATCTCAACGGTGCGGATGCACCAGGCGTTTTGCTGCGAGGCCGTGCCGATGACGCCAGGCGGCGGGGTGAATATCACGTCGGGAGAAGTCAGGCGAACGCCGCGGAACGCGGTCACGACGGCATCGGCCAAGTCGATGCTGGCCCCGTCGCCCTTGGCAATCGGCGTGAACAGCCGCGCCGTCGCCATGCCCGTCATGCGGTAGCGGATCGTGCCCATGCTGATCTGCTCCTGCGATCGGATGTCGACAATGAACCGGCACCAGCTCGCGGAGATGCTCGACGGCTCCGGGCCGTTGTCGTAGACGACGTCGATGCTCTGCCCGACGGCGATCTGCGTCTGAAAGCGGCTGCGGATCGCCTCGAAGATGTCGGCCTGGTCGGTCATTTGTTCAGATCGAACTTGATACGCACAGCATCTAAAGCAGGCTCAACCATGCCGCGCGTCTTCGTCGACGACCAGCCTTCGTCAAGTCTTTGGATGTAGGGCACCAGGTTGCTGATGTAGCCGATGCAAGGCTTGGTGATTGTGTCGATGACAGCTCTGCCGGCCTTCTTGGCTTCTCTGCCACTCTTGTCCTCGCCGGGTATCTCGCTGATGGCAGGAGCGTCGATCGTGACCTGCCAGTTCTTGCGAGCATGTCCGCCCACGTAGCCCTTGGGCCGATGCTTGCGTGCTGGCTTGCCCTGGTTGATCTTCCACCGGCTACGCTTGCCCACAGGCGTGCCCGTGACCAGCTGGCTCAGCAGCTCCAGCATGATCTTGCCCTGAACGTCCAGCGCCTCGCCGACGACCTTCTCTTCGATAAACTGGTCGATCTCTTGCCGCCAGGAGCGCACGTCCTTTGCCATCAGGTGCCTACCTCGCCGACCTCGAGCTCGTAGGCCACGGTCGTGCCGTTGACCGTGAACGGCTGGCAGCTGTAGCAGCTGAAGGTGCGTCCGCCGGCCGTCACGCGCGAAGTCGTGGTCGGCACAACCGTCAGCCCGTCGGCGCTGACGTAGAAGGTCGCGGTGACCCGGAAATCGGCCCCTGTGTCGCTCGGTAGTTTTTGCTCGTTTACAGGTCCGCCCAAAGTCACCGCAACCGAGACCGCGCTTTCCGTGACCGTCCCGTCCACGTTGTAGCTACCACCGGGCACCGTCAGCGTGCCGGCCTGGCCGATCTTGGTGATGGCTGCCAAGGTCTTGGCCTGAAACCGGGCCGCCAGCGTCATCGCGTCACCCGGTGCAGCAGCGCCGCGCCGCCGTCCGTCAGCAGCGAACGCAGCTTGTCGCGGACTTCGGGAAAGTCTGGAGCCGTCGTTGCGTGGCCGACGAAGTCCTCGGTGATGGAGATGGAGCCGACGCTGATCGTGCTGTTCGTGATGTTGCCGTCGCCAGCGGACACATCAGGACGCAGGCTGGTGCCCGCCAACTGCCGCAAAGCCACCTCCGCAGTGGCGTTGAGCAGCCGCGTGGGCATCTCGTCGTTGTCGTAATAAAGCCCCGTATCGGCGTCCACCACGCCGCTACGGGGCCAATCCAGCGCCTGCGTGTCGCTGTCGATCACGCCGCGCCAGCGGTTGCCGTAACGCTCGCTCACGTAGGACGTCGCGATCCGCAGCGCCTGCTCTTTGTTCGCAGTAGTCGCACCCGTCCACGTAGCCGGCGCGCCGTAGTTGTCGAAGTAGGTGTCGGCCGCGGCCACGCTGACGTAGCTGTTCGCGTCGCTCTTGCCGGTGCCATCTTCAACCACAAACGTCGGCATGGTGCTCCTCCTGCAGAGTATGCCCGGCCGCGCATGACCAGCGCGCGGCCGAGCTGGGGATCACCGGCTATCAGCCGATGATCTTGATGACGCCCTCGGGGCGCACGACCTTGGTGCCGTAGAGCGCGTCGATCGACCAGCGATCGCGCTTGTGCTCGCGGGTCACCTCGAGGCGCAGCGACAGGCCGCTGATCGGGTCGCTGATCGTCTGCGACGCGATGGCCGCGTTGCTGGCTTGGAACGGCCGCGAGACGAACACGATCGAGTCGCGGTGGAACGCGACGTTGCCGATGTTGGTGGCGCTGGCGTCCACAGTCACGACCGTCGAGCCGCTGGCGATGGTCTCAAGCAGCGGCTGGTTCAGGGTGATGGTGCCCGCGCCAGACGTGCCCACGGCCACGCCATACTTGTAGTTGCCGACCGTGACCGTGTCGCCGGCCAGGATGGTGCCCGTGCCCGTGATCAGCGCCAAGTCCTTGGTGCCGACGGTGGCTTCGCCGCTGGTGACATAGGCACCGTCGTCAGTGCCCGCCGTGTGCGTCTGCACGTTCTGGTCCATGACCCACGCCATGCCCATCTTCGGGGTTAGGCTGGTGTCGCCGGACTCGAACGGGAAGCCCGTCACGTAGTCGCCGCTGGTGAACTGCTCCAGAGCCAGCAGGTTGGCCTCGGCGTCCTCTTGGAACACGCAGTAGCGGTTGCCGCGCGCCACCTTGTTCTTGTTAAGCAGCTTCTGCGGCGTGGTGACGTCGGCGATGGCGTTGAACACGCTGCCGCCTTGGTCGTCGGCCAGGCCGTGACCGTTCTGCGCCGCCTCGAGGATGTCCGAGTCGATGGTCTCGATGATCGAAGCCAGGGCCGCTTCGACGACGCCGGGCAGCTTGTCGTTCTCGACCTCCAGCAGATCCTTGTCCGTCATGTAGAACGGTGCCTCGTTCCAGCTCGACAGCGGGACGTTGACCGTCGACAGCGTGATGTCGCTGGTGCTCGGCGGGATGTAGTTGGCGGTCACGGCCGAGGTCGTGATCGACGGCGGGATCGGGACGTCGATCGAGCTGCCGGGCTGTGCGCCGAGCGTGTCGAAGTCGCGATTGACCAGCCGAGGCATGACGCTGTTGGCGCGCAGCTTCGGGAGCATGAGCCCCACGAGCTTGGGGACGACGTTGGTGATGGTGTTAGCCATTCAGACTGCCGGGCCGACGACCAGAAACAGGCGCTGCCCGTCTCCTTTCGATTCTTGGGTTCTTGCTACCCGCTACAGCCGGCCCGGCTGTCAGTCACCCGCTGGGCTCCTGAGTCGGCGATCTCGCCTGACCAACGCCGTCGGCCAGGCTGTCCCGCGTCTGCGGCGCGCAGGTGCGTCTGTGACGCTCAAGCCTGCACGCCGGCATTGTAGCCGCTACTGGGGCTTGACGTCAACCGGCGGCGTCTGGGCCGCTTTGCGGGGACGGCCGGGCTTGCGATTGGGAGGAGCTGGCGGCGTGGATGCCTTGTGGAATACGTAGCAGCGCCGGCCCTGGTGGCTGGTGGCGTGCCCGACGCACGACCAGACGCTGAGATCCAGGTCGACGCTGGCCGCCTTGTCTGTGATCAGCAGCAGCTCGAGCGGCTCTAGGCCGTCGGACTTCTCGGGTGCCAGGCAGTCGGCGAACCAGTAGCCGCTGCCGCTCTGGTGGACCTTGAGCAGCTGCGAGCCCTTGGGGATCTGCAGAGTGACCGGGCCGTCGTTCTGCCGGAACTGCGCCGTGTGGATAGCTACTCGGACCATGACGCCTCCCCGCGCGCGACGCGCTCGGATGCCTGCAGGAACGCGGCCGGGTCGTCGCGGACGTCGGCCATGCGGATGCGGTTGCCGCCGGCAGCGCCGCCGGGCCGAGCACCGCCGCCGTCGCCGCCGTCGAACAGGTGCGGAGCCTCGGTGACAGTCCGGTCCAGCCAGTCGTCGATGGTCAGCTCCTTGCCCATGCCGTCCACGTCGTGGTTGGTCGCGACCAGCGCATCCATAGCGTCGTTCGGCTGGAACGTGCCGCCGGCTCGGGTCAGCAGATCCGCTCGGGCCGTAGGACGTAGGCGCAGCTTCTTGCGCTCCAGCGCCGTCGCCAGCTGCTCGCCGAGGTAGACGGAGCCGAACCGCTGCCGGGCTGCCGCCTTGTCCTGCTCCGCGGCCTCGCGCTGCTGGTGCAGATCCTCGAGCTGCTTCTGGTATTCGCTTTTGATGGCCTGCGTGCGGCGCTCCAGCACCTCGTCGAACTGGCCGGACTTCAACAGCTGGGCCTCCTCTTCGCCCTGCGCCTTGTCCAGCATCGTCTTGTATTGGTCGCGGATCTGCTGCTGCTCGGTCATCAGCTCCTCGAGCTGCGCCTTCATCTTGATGTTGTTGTCGCGCATCTCGCGGTAGCGCGTCAGGTCGACGGCCGGGCCGGCGTCGGCGTCGGCGTCCAGCTCGAGCTGCCAGCCGTTGCCGGTGTCTGTGTAGTGGTCGCGCAGCGCCTCCGGGATCTCGTCCTGGGCTGCGTAGGTCTTTCTCAGCATGGTCACCTCTTGGTCTTGGGCTTCGGTCGGGTGGATGTGGGCTTCTTGCCCTTCTTGTATTTGTGCTTCGGCATCAGAGTCGGTCCTTGTCGCGCAGCTCGGCCAGGCTCAACGGCTGCAGGTCGCGGCCGAGCATCTGCTGCAGCGTGATGTCGCCGCGACGCCACGCCGCGGCCTTGGTCTTGCCGAGCATCTCGTCCTGCTCGGATTGTGGCCGGGTGCGTAGCCACTCTTGGAACGTGACCTTGGCATCGACCTCGCCGCCTTCAGCAGCACGCTCGCCGACGATCTCGTCGCCGACGACCGGGACAGCGGTGCTGCGGCAGTTCGGGTGCAGCGGCGGCATCGGCCCTTCACCGACGCGGTATTGCTCGCCGTCCAGACTGGCGCACAGGATGGTCGTGGAGCTGTCCAGCGTCGCCACGAAGCGCCAGTGCGTGACGCCGAGGTCGCGGAACGTCTGCTCGCGTGCGGCGTTGCTCTCGGTCGTCGCCGCGGTCCTGACCAGCGTGTCGACGCCCGTCGCGGCGCGGTCCAGGATGCCCTCCTCGGTGCGCGTGCCGCGGATGCCGCGCACGATCTGGTCGACCGTCTCGCCCTGCTCCAGCCCCTGCAGGATGCGTCGGCGCACGTTGTCGCCGGTCGGGCCGGCGACCATCTTGTCGAACCACTGCTCGGGCGTGTCGCCCATGACGCGCTGCTCGGCCGGGTCCGGCGTCGCCGAGATCGGCGTGCGCTGCCCGGTCGTGCGTTCGACGTTGTCGGCGACGAACACGGCCTCCTGCTCGCCGATCTCCTTGAGCCGGTCCAGCGTCTGCATCCGCAGCTCGAGGATGCCGCGCGTGATGATGTTGTTGATCTCGTCCAGCAGGAACTGGATCTGCGGGTATCGCTCAGGCGTGACCAGGCGGCCCCGCTCGTCGAATCCGGCCAAGCTCGCGCCCAGGCTCTTCA